ATCACGGTGTACCAAGCGCGATGTGATCGCGGGACAGCGAAGGGATTGTTGGCCTTAGCCAAAACGGAATTAATAGCGGCAGAAATGGAATTTAAACAATGGCAAAGCAACATGGCGAATCAACGCCTCGAAAAACACAGAATTTATAACTCATAGGAACTAAAAATGAAAAATGAATCGTTAAGAACATTAATGTTTAACAAAGACGTAAGCCAGAGTCACTTAGCTAGACAGACTGGTGTGGCACAACCAACCATCAATAGGTTTTTAAATGGGCATACAAAGTCCCCGAACTTCGTATCGGTTTTAAAAATAGCGAAGTATTTTGATGTTCGGGTTGATCAAATATTTGACATGGAAATTGATAAAATTTTTCACCGGCCAGCGGATCACCCTATTTTTGACAACTTTAATAACGAAGACGCCGAGACACAATGAAAGGGAGGACGCCCACCGCTGAAGAAAAAAGGTGGATGTCCGCCATATCTGATTTCGGGTGCGTGGTGTGTAAGAAATTCTTGGGAGTGACGTCCCCAGCAGAAATTCATCACATCGACGGCAAGACAAAACCTGAAGCTCACTTCAATTCAATCCCGTTGTGCTACTTGCACCACAGGGCAGGAGAAGACAATGAAAGATTCACATCAAGACACCCATCAAAAGCAAAGTTTGTTGGGCGGTACGGCAAAGAGCAGGATCTTCGAGAGTGGCTTAGAGATAACATCGGGGGGGATTAATACAGCAACACCCGAAGACTGGAATCGGGTGAGAAAATCGGCCCCAGCAATTGAGCGAAAAGAGCATCCCGAAAATCTACGGGAGGAGAACGTCTATTCGCCATCTCACTACACGCATGCAACCGGCGCTGAATGCATCGACATCATGATACAGCTCTACGGTAAGCAGAGAGTTGAGGAGTGGGCTGAAATAACATCCTTTAAGTACCAGTGGCGAAATGGATCTAAAGAAGGAAACTCGTCAGAGCAGGACAAGATGAAGTCCATTTGGTACAACCGATTTAGCATGGGGGATGACCCTCGAAATGACTGATTTTATTATTAGATGTGTCGCTGGTTATGGCTTCTTGCCAATCATTCGCGACGTTGACAATCAAGAGATTTACCGTGGTGAATTTCAAGACACTGCACAAGACGCACTTCAGTGTTGCTTGGATGCAGGAATTAGTGAAGAAATAAAACCAGTTGATTCAACTCCATATGAACATAACCGAGGGAGAGGGAATACATGATTAACGGAAGAGCAAAAGGCCATGCTTTTGAGCGTGAGCTTATTAAACTATTTCAAGATGAGTTTGGTGAGTGTGCTGATCATCTTAAACGCAACCTAGATCAATATCAGATCGCCGGTAAGGCTGACATTGAGTTCAACAACATAATGATTGAGGCCAAGCGCTACGCCAAGGGCTCATGGTTCAAGCCTGAGTGGTGGCAACAAACCCTCACCTCCGCAGGGGATACTCACGTTCCATTGCTTATTTATAAGTATGACCGACAACCGATGAGATTTGTGTTCAGGATCAGCGACATCATGGGTGATGAGCATCAAAACGCGACTGCCACTGTGGACTGTGCAACTGGGATTATGTTGATGCGCGAGATGTTGGAGTTTTCAAATGCCTAGACGAGGTTCTTATTACTTACGCCAAAGCCAACCTAATCCACCCAGTATCAGTAAAGTTCAGATGAGCCAAGACGTTGAGGCTTTCTTGCAGGGTGGGGGCAAAATAAAACAAATTTCGGCAAGTGACGGTGGGGAAAGAGCGGGTAAACACATGTGGATTGGTCACATGACTAAAGATCAAAAAGACCGACAAAACGGTCAGGTCAATCATTATTACGGCAAACCAGCATGGAAATACTAATTAGATGAAGCCAGACAAGTTCAGGGCTCTTGTAAAATTGGCGGCGGAAAAAATCCAATACCCCCTGTGCCTAAAAGCTATAGAGGGAAGCATGCACAAAGACTTCCACGCACTAGCAAGAGCCACTCTAATCTATTACCTACCAAGCCAGATAGTAGGGCTCAAGACTAAGGAAGAACGGAGAGAGGCAATCAATTCAATACCTGAGATTGCAGATCCGATACACACAAAACAATTCATCATGCACGGCGTAAAGGTGATCTGGAATAATGCTAATAAAGCTAAGTAAGCAGGACGTTCATAGCTCAGAAATCATGGGAGCCGATACGGTAAAGCTATGCGAGATGCAGGGCTTCAAACCAAGGCTTGAGAACGACCGACAGAGCAGGGTAGAGGCAAACATCTACGGCTTTAAGGCAGAGTTCGCTGTTGCCCGATTGCTGGGCGTAGAGACGCCTACCGTCAACGTAGTGAGTGATGGGGGTGTTGACCTTTGGTTTGAGGGGGTGAGCATCGATGTGAAGTTTAACAATGCAGAGTTTGGCAACCTGATCTTCGACAACATGGATAAGTTTAAATCCAAGATTGCCGTTTTGGTTGGGAAGACAGGTGACCCTGAGGTGATGCGAGTCAATGGATGGATTAGTCGTAAGAAGTTTGGGGGTTCACATTTCCAAAAGGACTTTGGCTATGGGCCTAGGCTTGTCATGAAACATCATGATCTGCTAGATATCGAGAGTTTATGGAAGGTGCTAATGGAGTATCGGTTTAAATAATCTAGACCAAAAAAAACAGCCCCCGAAGGGGCGGTTAGATTAAATTGTTTTTATTGAAACTTCGTATTGCATTTTTTCCAATCTTTCAGCTAATCCAAACGCTTTACTGCAAGTAAGAGATGGTGATTCTGTGTAACTGTCTACATCGGTACAACCAAATTCTGCCATTTCCAAACGCTCTTCGGCACTAGGTCTGTAAATTACTTGGTGATTTTTACGGTTGCCAGTGTGACCGTGACGTTTTGCATCTTGTGAAGTGTTTTTGCCTATTCCTGCCATTTTATTTTCCCCTTGATTGATTGCCCCCGAAGGGGCTAGACGCCTAGACTTAACTTCAAGAGTTTGAGGTTAGACCGGCTCATCTTTCTTGCATGCTTTGGATCACCGTGCCGCCGCCAATTGATGACAGTGTTAGGCGATACTTCAAGCATTTCTGCGATGTCGTTACTGCTTAGTTTATGCTCCTTGATCAGAGCCATTAATTCAGGATTGTTCACGCTACCTCCTCTATTTTCTTTTCAATAGCCTCGTAGACCTCTCGATTAAACACACTGTCGGTGTAATCTGAGATCAGGATCAGGGGCTCACCTTCACTGCCATTGTTGTAGATCAGATAAAAGCTACCTTCATCAGTTCTAATGATATCCTCACCAGTGTGCGCGAGACTTTCTAGAACTTTAGTTTTGTCTGTGGTTGAAGCTTGCACCCACTCCTCACCATCGTAGACTCTGATAGCCTTGCCACGAGACAGTAGCTCATCAACTAGAATGTTGACGCAGACACGATCATCCATATTGCAATGTTCCGGCAGTCGTGGGTTAAAAGTTAAATTACTCATAATGTATCCTCCTCAGGATTTGGTTAAGTGTTCAAAAATAAACACTAAGAAACTACCCTTGGGTAGCTTCGTGGTGATTACTCTAAGGCAGTTCGCCGTTGTATCGGGGATCTAGCGAGTCCTCTCTGCCCTCATCGGCGGCTAACATTTGGCACTCTGCTTCCATATTGGCAAGCATCTCTTTCTTTGTTCGCTCGTAATAAGTTATGCCATTTTCAGGGAGCGTCCAACCAGCCCACTCCCTGCGTCCTTCCATGTATCCATTCGCTTCAACAATGCACTTGATACCATAAAACTCATAATCAGTTTTGGCAGTACTCATAATGTATCCTCCTCAGGATTTAGTTAAGTGTTCAAAATAAACACTAAGAAACTACCCGTGGGTAGCTTCGTGGTGGTTACTCATGCCATATTTAACCCGCGAGTTAAATTACCCATCTTTAAAAGGGCAAGAGAATCTAATATCTCTTTGCGTGTATATAAGTGCCTAATATCGCCGTCAAGATGATCTTGGCAGTATTGCCTTGCCGCGTACTCAAGTATAGCTATCGCACCCTGCACATCGAGATCATAATCTTCGCCATCGCTGGTAATTGATTTCATAATGCCACCTCCTTTTTCAGCAAATATTCCATAGTGAGTGTCCGGTATGCTTTTGGATACTCATTGCGATAAAGGTTTAAGTAGTTGAGGTAGATGGCGTGAAACTTGTCTACGCTTTTAGCTTTATCCATCTCGGCAAGCATTGAGATCACTTGGTCATGGATCGGTGCAATAGTACTCATAATGTATCCTCCTCAGGCTCGACCGCAGTTAGCTTGTCAATCATCTTGCCCATTCGGAAGATTTCACTTCTAGCCCATGCGGTATCGCCATTGCCTTCCATGATCGCGACCAACATCACTGCGGTCTCTTCCCATGTCGGCGTCATATCGATGTATTCAGTAGTGAAGCTTAAAGAATCTATTTGATTTTTCATAATTTATCCTCCTCAGGATTTTAATAGTGTCAAAGTTAACACTAAGAAACCATCCGTAGATGGCTTCGTGGTGATTACTTGTTTCGTTCGTTCCATTCATTTTGCTTGTCCATGAATATTAGCCACGCGCCTGAACATAAGACGAAGAATATACCACAGATAATAATTCCAAAAATAGCATTAAGCATAAGTAACTCCGGTGTTATGATGTGAGTGACGGATCTGGGCAGTGGTCATCCATGACTAGAACTTCCTCAGGTCTTGCTCAGATCTGTCACTTACCAACTGCATTCCATCCTCTGACGTAACCTAGTCGAGACGGGTGACTTTCGTGGTATCCGTGATTGTCTAGTGACTGCTGAAGCTTTGCGCTGATATTGATCGGAGAGAATCCTATTTTGACAACCTTTGCGGCTGTCGTTGTAGGCTCATATCCTAAGATACCCTGCACAAAACCTTGCACCATTTCGCTGAGTTCAGATCGCGTGACCATAGACTTGGTCTCTTTGCCCTTCAGTAAATTGGCGATCACGTTGCGCTCCGCATCGGATAGTTCAACTGAGATATTTGTTTTCATCTAAACATCTCCCGTATCTGGTACATGGCAGTACGGTACTTATTGCGTTTCAACACTCCGTCTTGCACCACATAAAAAGCGTGGGGCTGGTTTCGCTCAAACTTCTCGAAAGATTTGAATACAACCATGGAGTCACCATCTCGTTCGATGCTAGAAAAGTCCCCAAGCTTCTGCACACACTGGAATGCGGCGTGAGCGAAAGGGTAGGGGTGATCATCGGCACTTGCTATAAAATAACTCATAAAAGACCTCCTCAGGTCGTAGTTTTCCAAGACGCACCGAAGTGCGTTTCGCCTGAGGAACGATCTCAGGAACTCATCAGTTGGATTAGTAGTTATATTGCTCGGCTCGGTGATCTCTAAAGCTTGCCTCAAAGCTGTTGTAATCATCAAAGCTGACTGGCTTAGTGCGGCACGGCCCTTCAGCTTGATCGTGCATTCGCTCTTCCCAGTTCAAGTAAGAAAATACTGTGGCAGGGATTAAGCGCATGCTGTCGCCCTCGCACTGATCACAATCTCTTGACCAGTGATACACTGCAAGCTTACCGTCTTGCTGTAAGCTTTTGATGGTTGCTTTTAGGTCAGCCCTGCACTCAAGCGAGTCATCGCGCTGATACTTTTTGGCGTCAGCCCTCCAACGTGCAATAAGTTTAGGGTTGGAGATATTTTCTAAAAAAAGAATTTCCCACGCATATTTTAGGAAAGGGTGGATCTTTTGTTGTGCAAACATAATAAGCCTCCTCAGGCGTAGTTTTCCAAGACGCCTCTCGGCGTTTCGACTGGTCACAATCCAGTCTTCATCAGTTGGAATCGGTTGGTATAGGCATCCCTGCCATAACATTGCATGTTTTAAGTACAGCTATTTTATTGGCTAGCGACTGTCTATCAGTATTGTTGTTGAGCAGAAAGTACCTCGACACCGCCCAGTACACCTCGGACGGCTCGTAATCGGCTTCAAGCAATTGCAGGATGTAGTCGCAAGTAAATGGATACTTCTCAATATCCCACGTTGGGTATTTGCTCATTTCGACTTACCTCCCCAAACTGGCATAGGCGCTAATCGGTGTGGATTTCGCCAATAGTATCCATAGATCCTAGAAAGTTTATCCTTGGTTCGTTTGGTTACGTGACACTTCCACGTGTCGTGAACTACACCGTCAATGATGCAAGTCCAGTGAGTTGTGGTTTTCATTGCCACAATAAAAGTGCCGCTAGTTGGAACCTCAGAAATCGAGCTTCCTACCATTGGCACTGTCTCCCAACCAAGGTCTGTCAGGTATGCATGAGCTACGGGGGAAGGTGTTCCATTTTGTGTTGATGAACACAATCCGCCCGTCATAACCTTGACCTTCTCATCAAGATCAGCCCTAACCTGCCTGTAGGGTAGGTTGTTAGCAATGATGATTGATCTGGGAACGCAGTCTCCTGCATGCCCTTTATAACCGGCATCAGCTCTCCCGCCATCGTTAAATTTATATCTCATAATGTGCCTCCTCAGGCTTTAGTTTTCCAAGACACCCCGAAGGGTGTTTCGACTGGTCACAATCCAGTCTTCATCAGTTGGATTTCTAGCCCATATCAAAGTGTGGGCAATCGCGGCGATTATCAAAAAACATTCGACTAAGCTCAACTACGGGCTGACCGTTTGACTTCTTCAGCTTGCCATCAGTGAACGTATACAGCGTGTAGTCGAAGCCTTCCCTGAACTTCTTCTGGCTTCCATAGACTCGCATTTCAGTGCCTTCTTCGGTGCTAGGGAATTGGGTAGCCCATGCTTTAAGTGACTTTGCTTGGCTGGCTATCCGCATTGATCCCATATTGCTATCTTGTGTAAATAAATACATATCATTGCCTCCTCAGGCTAAGTGATTTTCTGTGACACTGGCGAACCAGTGTTTCGGCTGAGAATCACTCAGCTACTCTTCAGACAGACCGTGGACTTGAATCCACCCACTTTGTAAGCGTGGGATGACATAACCTTTAACAGTCCACCCCAGATGATCCTCGCCAGTTACAATATAGTAATCGTCACACTGATCAGTTATCTGGTAGTTGCTTGGAAGGTAGGCGGCTACCTCGCGTTCGGTGGTGCGTTCTTTTGAAACATAAATGGTTTTCATGATTGCCTCCTCAGGCTTTTAAATAAATACAAGAAAGACCACTCCTCAAGTGGCCTTGATGTAGTTACTTTTTTTTGAATCGGGGAAAAAGAATCTTCACCCCAGTGCCGATTACTCATAGGCATTAAACATAGGATCGATAAGCTCAACTGCCTGCTCAAGTAAGCCTGCCGCATCTTCAGCATTCCACTGGTAATGCTCGCTAAGGTCACCCAAGTCTTTCTCCCACTCGAGCCTCAGGTCATCCTGATAGTCTTCAATGCGTGATCTAAGTGCATCTATAGCCTGTGCTAGTTGATAGGCAGGACTGTTTTGGTCTGGTGTTAATTTCGTGTTTACTTGCATGGTTGTCTCCTCAGACTGGTTAAATAAATACAATGGAAACCGCTGTTGCCAACGGCTTCGATGGATTTACTTGGTTGGTGCAATTGCATCGCGACGATCACGCTCATTGAATACAAAAGTTGCACACTCATTGCTAACGTCAGCGCCGTACATGTTCAGGGTTAAGCGACCAAAAAGAATGCTTAAATCTTGCTCACTGTAGGTTGGTAAGTCTTTGATAATTTGAATGCTTAATATGTTCATGTTGTGCCTCCTCAGGCTTTAAATAAATACAATGAGAACCACTGTTGCCAGTGGCTCCGATGTGCTTACTTATCGGTCAAGAAAGGCTCCCTCAGTTGCCTCCTTGGATTGAAATGCAGAAGACCCATAGCACGGGTCAGTCTCTCGAAAGTGCTGTTCAAGTGTTGCGGCGTAGTCGAACGCAGATAATTTTAGAGAACTCAGCCACTCGATGACCTTACCTCTTGAAGCTTTCGCTACATCGAGAAACATAAAGCCAAACTCTTCGTGGTTGTGTCGTACCTTGCTTATCTCTCCGTACTGGGATGCAAAGCGCCGTCCATCCTTAAACTCAACAAGGACATAAAAGCGCTCACCCCAGACCGGCCCGCCCTCACCGTTACCGATGTAGTGTGGGTCTGTCGCGACAGTTGCGTGGTAGATTTCTTTATACATGGTGGCCTCCTCAGGCTTAGTTAAATAAAAACAATAGAACCCACTCCTCAAGCGGGCTCGATGTAGTTACTCAGATGTTGGTGATGATGATGTAGATGCATGTTACGGCGACCCAGCAGATCAATGCGTAGTCGGTATACTTTGAATCAAAAATGGATTTAAGAAGTTTCATAGCTCCACCCCCACGACTTTAGCTTGGAAGATATAACCCAGTCGCTTCATCAGAAGTCTGGTCTCGTAAGTTAAGGTCTTGGTTCCGGCGATCAGGGCAAAGGTCTCGCCGATCTCGCATGTTGGGTAAACCACTTGGGTGCCATAGTTATTTTTTATCTCTACTTGAAGTTCCATAATGTTGCCTCCTCAGGCTTAGTTAAATAAAAACAATAGAAACCGCTGTCGCCAACGGCTTCGATGTATTTACTTCTTGATGAATCCATAAAAGAACTGACCTACTCTCTTGCCTCCGTTTGCTTTGGAGTAGAGAGTGTCGCCAGAAAAACAGTAGCCGTTGGTGAATACAATGTCCGGTGCCGCCTCGAACTCACTGTCCCAGTTGCCCCAGCCCACCCAACTAACGACTAACGTCCATTCGTGACCGTATCCGTTGATTCGATTACCTTCAAGAACGACTGTGTCGCCTACGTCAAACTCTGTTACATATGCCATAACATCCCTCCTCAGGGTCAATTGATTTTGGTATGCCCTACTGGATGCAGGACATACTCAAATCAACTCACTGGGCTGTACTCGCTTGCGCTTTCCAAGGTAGGTTGCCCACCCAGTAGGTTGTTTCGGTTTTTGCCCCAAGGTCGCTACCTCACTCTTCGGGGAGTGTTTCGCGCTTGCCTTGGTTTAACCAGACTAGTATCTATCGGCTCAGTACTTATGCATGCAGGGAGCTTGAGTACCCGATCAATCCGGCGTCACAACATCAGTAGTAACTCTGGAGGTCAATTCTTTAGACTGGCATCACCCACGTACCAGTGGTCTTCGTCTGCCGCGGTGGTCTGCGGTGGCTCTCTACTCGCACCGAAGTGCTTTCGCTTGCCTGACTTAACTGTATGTCTATACAGTGGTCTAAATTCTTGCTCAACGAGCAGTTAGGCGAGTGTAATCCATGCTATATCCATTTTGCAAGCAGTTTTTCATTAAGGTACAATAAATCCATGAAATCAATCAGTTTAAAGGCGTGGTAGATGATAGCTTTGGAGCAGTGTTAAACGTGGATGTGTTCGAGAAGCGCTTGGATCGAATCGAGGCGAAGCTGGACAGTGTGAGCGTTACTCTCACCCACCTTGCTCGCATTGACGAACGCCTTACCGGTGGTCATAAGCGCATTGACCGCCATGAACAGCGTCTGGATCTGCTTGAGGACCAGCAGAGGACGGTTGAGACGCGTATCGCTGAGACAATGGGTAAGTCAATGATTGTGGAGCGTGGCGCTTGGGTGGTGTTCGCCGCAGTCATCGCAGGATTAGCTGAAATTTTTTAATCGCGGGAAAAAGGGATCAACACCCCAGTACCGGATTCCCCTAAGGTGAAGTAAACAAATGAAACAGACAGAGACAACAGTAAAGCCAGTAAACCTAAGGCAGGAACGCTTTGTTATGGAGTATCTATCTACTGGCAACGCAACCCAAGCCGCAGAGAGAGCAGGCTATAAGCATCCCAACGTGCAGGCATTTCGCCTGTTAGTAAATATTAGTGTAAAGACGGCCATTGAGTCGAAGAGAGCAGAGTTAATGAATGATTCAGAGGCAAAGTTGGCGTCCTATGTGGCGTCTTTGGAAGCGGAGAGCCGCGATGCAGACCAATCCGGAACGAGAGTGCGAGCCCTTGAACTGCTGATCAAGGTAGTAGGTGGCTTCGCCCCAGAGCAGAAGGAGATACATAGCTATCATGGCGCTTTTTTGGCTGACTTGGACATGGATGAGCCCGACTTGGACGAGCTATTAGTTGATAACTCTAAGGATATCAGCGACTTACACTAGCCAGCCACTACACTACTAAGGTGATGGCCCACCTATCCGGATGCCATCGCGCATGTAATAAAAGGTAGGGGGGGAGGGGTAGCGATCTGAGTCTGACGCGGTTCGACAGTGTGGTTCCATGGGGGGACTATCAGGAAAAATGAGCAAAAATTTAAAAACCTTTTTTTTGGAGTAGCAATAAATGAATCAACTATTAATGACATACAAATCAGCGGTTGAATACGTTGATATGGAAGCAGAGATGTTTGACAAGTTTATTGCTCCGCATGTAACGGTTTTAAAGTTTGAAGAAAAATCATTTTATTTATCTGATCAGATAGATGAAGCGATCTACTTTTTGATTGAAGAGTCACCTATCGCTAAGGATTTCAAATTGCACCTCGTGGATTAGGGGGGCGGTAGTTATAGGACAGCAAACGAAAAAATATACAAAGGAAAATTTTGAAATGGCGACACCAGCAAAAGGGAAGGCGAAAGTAAAAGTCACCGCTAGCGGCAAGAAAGTGTCTTATGGGCAAGCTGGTAAAGCCAAAGATGGTAGCCGTAGGGTAAAAGTTGGAACGTCTGCGGGAGACGCTTACTGCGCTAGAAGCTTAGGCATTAAGAAAGGTTTACCTAAGAAGAAGCAAAACGATCCAAACACACCAAACAATTTATCACGCAAGCGCTGGAAATGTTCTGGCGCAAAATCGAGGAAATAGCTATGCCAAGTGGAAAAGGTACTTACGGAACAAAACGTGGAAGACCGCCAACTATGAGTGCGCCGATGACTGACAAACAAGCCAAGGAAGCCATCGCCCACCTTAAAAAGAAAAAGAAAAAATTATCAGCGAGAAAGTAAATGACAAATCACAGAGAAACGCGATATGGGAAGGGAGATTTTAGGCGTCCTGAAAACCATGCTAAATTTTCTGAAAACTTTGATGCAATTTTTGCAAAGACAAAAGAGACCATTAGAGTGCAAAACCAAAGTAACGCGGAATGGCTTACTGAATATGAGGAGGCATCGCGTGAAGACGATTTGTCTTGAGCGTTTTTGCTACCACCCAGAGGCTACTCTAGGTGTTATTACAGTCGATTCTCGGCGCTTTTATACGATAGAGCGTCCTTGGTTAGATAACGCGGCAAACGTCTCCTGCATCCCTGAGGGGACGTATCAGACTGGCTGGCGTAAGTCTCCTAAGTTTGGTGAGACTTGGCAGATAGAAGATGTGCCAAACCGTACTTATATTTTAATTCATGCGGCGAATTACCCTAAAGATGTACATGGTTGTATTGGCCTTGGTACGTCTTTGATGGGCGATAAACTTGCTGTTAGCCAAAGTAGAATTGCAGTTGGCCTCTTTGAGGGGCTGACAAAGGAATCTGAATGGCAGTTGGAGATTACACATGCTCCGCTTGCGGGATTGCAAAGCCAGTAGCCTGTTTTAGTAAGACGAACAGGCAGTGCAATGATTGTAGGCAGGAGCATTATAAGCTCAGAACAAACTCAAGCGTAGAGGGCTTTCTACAGCGTCGATTAAGCGCTATGAGGCAACGCCACAAGCAAAAAGAATATGCGGGTGCCGTGGTATCCATTGAGTATTTAATCGCTTTACATGACTCTCAAAGGGGTATTTGTGCTATTTCAGGGATACCCATGCATGTAACCACTGAGCAATCGGAATTGTCTGCAAGTCCAGACCGAATTGATATAGAGAAAGGGTACGTCGAAGGCAATATCCGCCTTGTTTGTGCGCGAATTAACCTAATGAGAAACAGTTTGCACGACCATGATTTTATTTGGTGGTGTCGGGCTGTGGTAAACAGCAATGGAAATTGAAAAGGTCGCGGCTAAATTTAAGGGTAATTTTCCTTTGTACGCCAAAAATGTCCTAAAAATCGTAACAAAAGAGGGTACATCCGTACCTTTTGTCTTAAACGCGGCACAAATGTATGTCCATAACCAGCTTGAAACTCAGCTAAAAGAGCAACAAAACATACGGATGTTGTGCTTAAAGGCGCGACAAACAGGTATTTCTACCTATGTACAGGGACGTAACTTCTGGAAGGTGACCCAGAATCGTAATGCTAACGCATTCGTCCTATCTCACCTTGCGGAATCAACTAACGCAATTTTTAATATGGTGAAATATTTCTATGACAATGTCCCGCATCCGGCGTTTAAACCTCCGCTCGCTAGTCAGTCGGCGTCAACACTGGTATTTGATGAAATCAACTCGCGATACAGGGTTGGAACCGCAAGGTCTACCCAGACAGGTCGCGGACAAACAAACAGATTCGTCCACGGATCGGAAGTTGCCTTCTACCCCCAAGGATCAGACATAGTTGCTGGTCTATTGCAGACTGTCGGCGGAAAAAATTCTGAGGTAATTCTGGAAAGTACGGCCAACGGAGCGGGTGGCTGGTTCTATGATCAGGTTATGAAAAGTTTGCGTGGCGAAACGGAGTGGATCACTTGCTTTATTCCGTGGTTCTGGATGCCTGAGTATCGCCGTAAACCATCACCGTATTTTGAGGCGACCCCCGAAGAATATAAATTGGCACAACGGTACAACCTTGATGACTCGCAACTGTGCTTCAGAAGAGCCAAGCTTGATGAGTTAGGGGGG